TCCAAAACAATGTGTAGACCATTTTCCTGACGTTAGGAATATGATCCACGGATATGCTACGACCATTTTGTTGATGTCAACGAAATGATCTACAAGGCGTGTAGAGCATTTCGAGGAGTTGCTCGATATGATCATGGAGCCACCGTGATTGATATTCTGCTTAAATCCCATGCTGAAATTTCGTTCTCCGCTATCGGGATATCATTGCTTCCATAAACTGGACTGTCGTTCGGGCTTGCTGTCGCCGCGATCTGCATAGCTCCGCTCGCAATCCCTGGAACGGCAAAAATCTGAGCCAAGACCCTTTGAAGTAAGACGTCTACGCCGATACCAAGACTTTGTCCGTAAGCCTGAATAGAGTCTGCCACAAGCTGCGTTCCGTTGACTGGGAACGTTTCTTCTGGATAAAGAGTAAGCGCGCATGTGACCCAAATGTAAATCGGCGCAGGACGTGAGAAATAAATATACTGAGTGTCACCTTGAGAATCCACGATAGGCACGCCGTTTCCATCATTCACATTACCGAAGGTCTGAATACCTGCTGGCTTTGTCTGCCAAATCTTAAGGGCGACGGCATCATCCGTTCCACCTTGGACTACTGCTTCAAAAGATTTAGGAGGACGTCCACCTCGATAGGTGACTTCTGCCTGCGTCGCACCCCCTGTCACTTCAATAACCAAGTCAACCTCTACGGCGAATTGCATATTGACGAAAATGGTGCGGTTATTGGCTCCGCCAACAGTTGCAGAATCGATAAGAGTGGTATTCGCGGCGATTGTGGCTGCGATTAAATTCATCGTGTTTAGATGGCTCACCGCGTAGTTTACTGGCGTCAAGGGCGTTCCATTCATAGTGATGTCGATCACGTTGCCTGTGACCAAATCCTGATTGAATACGGCTTGGATTTGAACCTGTTGAAGTGTTCTGTTTTCAAAGACAAAGGCGGAAGTCACGCCCGGGACTTGCTGTAAAAGTCGAGCGCGAATCGCTTCAACCGTAGCAGCTCCCAAAAGTCTGATTGAATTTCTGCGTCTGATTCTTAACTCCGCGTCAGTCTCAATAAATCTACCAAGTGCGCCTGCCTGCCAGTTATCAATCGAATTCCATCCTGCTATTGGCGTTAGAATCTCTGTCAGTGTGTTAATGGGAGCTGGCACAGGTCCATAGTTTTGAGCCAAAAACTGCACTGGAGAGCTTCTATCAATGATCTGAAGATTAGAGGCAGGGGTAAAAGAAAATGGCTCACTTGAAGAACCTGAGTTGATGGTCATCGTTCCATTGTCCAAGTCAACGGCTTCGACATTCAGAGGTCCCGCATTGATGATTTGAGCGAGCTTGTCTAAGACAGGGTTTTCGATATTGTAAAGCGGTTGACTTACGCCCCCTGTGATCGTGACTGTGTTGACAACGAAGTTAAACCCTACATTCGGGTCAATCCTGAATACACGGTTTGAGCCAAGGATTTCGACGCTTGCAATTTCAGGTTGAGCTTCGAGCATCGTTTGAATATCTACCGCTGTGGTCGCCTGATCGGTATTGAATGGAACGGAAGGCAGATTCACACCGTTGAGACGGAAGACGATTGAGTTTCCTGAAACGAAGTCTGTAAAAAAGCTGACTACAGCCTGTGGAACGCGGAAAGTTACCGCCCAAGTTGGCTGACTTACGCCCCCTGTAATCTGAATCGAATTGACTACGACGTTATTGCCATCTGTCGGGGTGACATCAATAGTGCTTGGGGTCGTTGCGACAGAGGTGAGAACCTGAGCAAAAAGACCGATAGCTGTGGCGATATCCGCAAGGGTCGTATCATTGTCCGTGTTAAATGGCACGGCTGGAAGGGCTGTGCCATTCAACGTGACGACGATGCTATTCCCTGAAACAAAGCTGCCTGTGAAGTTGATCTCAGGAAGCGAGTAAGTGTAAAGCACGGTGTCAATTAAAATGCTGTAAGACTGCGTGTTCATCAACTGCGTAGCGACCAAGACAAAAACCGCATTCGTTCGAGTGACAATCGTAGACTCTTCGGCAAAAAACACTTCTCCTGAATCTGGAATCCTAGCAAGCGATCCTGCTGGGATCGTCGTTCCCTCAGTCGCATTAATCACGGCAGTGACTCTTGTGCGCTGCGCTGCAAGTCTCTGGATTCCATTAAGCTGAACCACATTATCAAGGGATGTCCCTTCGGCTGTCGCTGGATACTGGCTATTATAGACGGCTTCGAGGTTATCCCAGACATCCGCCAATGTCTTGGAAAGAACTCCAATAAGCTGACCGAATACGGATTGAGGAGCCACGTTAATGTCTCCAAATTCAGCGATCATGGCGTTTTCCATGTCTGTCTGGATATCAATCAGCCTCTTGGCTACGAATCCTTTGGGCGTTAAACCAAATGTCATAATAATTCCAGCTCCAAGTTAATTTGTCCTGCTACTGTGTCACAGGAGAATACTACTGAAAATTTTCGAGTTTGAGAATTAAATTGCGTATTGAAACTCAAGATTTCCACTACTCCCTCAGTATTGACAATTTCTTCTTTTAATACACTTTCTACTCTGTATTGATTCGGACTTTTAACAAAAATGTCCTCATAATAAGGAACGCCAGCATCAATATCTAAAAACCACTCGCCTAGAATAAAACGCAGGCGGATAGCGAGATTTTGAGCGATCTGTTCCCTTGCTTCAATCAATCCGACATCGAAGTTGACTAGCATTAAGTCGCCTGATTTTTCATCTAGCAATAGATCAATCATGAGATACTCCCCTTGATTTGGTCGAGCTGCAACTTGAGAGCCTGCCACTGTGGAGCAAACGCAAATGGCGAAGCCGGAGCAGTTGTAATCGAAGTCGCAAGAAGGTTGAGGGTTTGTGACAACACTTCAAGGAGTTCCACAGTTGAGTTTCCGATTGCCACGGTGTTTGAGGTGTTAAGCTGAATCGAGCCATCTTGTTTAATAACAACCTTTGACCCTTTAAAAGTTAAAACCACATCCTCATTGTTTTCTGCAAAACTATCTTCTGTGAAAGGGAAAAGTCCCATAATCGCCACAGGGTCGGAAAGATCAAACTTCCTTGGGTCAGTTGGAGCCACAATACCGCCTCGGGACTTCCAAATGTCCGTGCTGCGCTCAATAAAAACGAGCAAGCAGGTATCGCCCTCAACAACTGGAAAAGTGAGGGATCCACCGCCTGCCCGAGGAAATATGACAGGCACATTATTAATCAGCGGTAGCTCTTGGACTTCTCCATTCGTGTATCGCTTGCTGAGTACAGGCTGCACTTGGGCTTTTTGCTTGGTGTAGTCGTACTGGACAATCTGAGCAGGCAATGCTGTGTGGACATTCGTTAGTTCCTGAATAATTGCGTATCTAACTGCATCTGTCAATGTTGTCATACTAAAACCACCTCAAAATTTGATCGCCATACATCGCCGTAAGTATCTCCGTCATGACGAGCTATGTCCACAGTGAATGGTCCCTTCATGTCAACTTTTTGAGATTGAATGTCTACGCGATCGCCCGGAACTATTTCAGGTCTTAAAACGGTTGAAACGCGCCAGCCTGTTTTTGGTCCACCAGTAAAAAGGTCTTTATTTTTGTAAGTGAATCGTTCTGGAACGCCTATCATCCCTGTGTCAGCATTTATCGTGTAGGGAGGGCGATCTGTTGTGCCGTTATTGGGAATGATGATGAGCTGTTTATTTTGGACGCTCCATTGTAGACCAAGAGCAGCTGTCACTTTGTCTAGGCAATTTTTAGCCATCCCCACAAATGAAAAGCCTTGCTCAAAGACCAAATTGTCAGTAGGAGCAAAATAAGCAATCCCCAAGTCCATGTCATTCGCCACCGATTGAATGACTTGGCGGATCGGTATTTTCTCTTGGAAACTGACAGATATAAGCCTCTGATTAAGAACTCGTTCTCCATCTCCACATTCAAGCGAAGTGACGATTTCTGGTTGGGCAAATGTATGACTGACTTTAGTTGTGTCTCCAACGAACAAGAGCTGTTCGCCTGGCTGGTTTGCGTACCCTGCGAACAATGAAACTTCATCCCCATAATCCTTTATTATATTTCGGTTATCGGGGTTTAAATTCCAGATTCTTATATTAGCCGTGTTAGTGCCCCATGATTCACTTTTTTGAATATTAAAGCTGATTCTTAAATTTTCAATCACAATTTTCTGGACGTAGCCAGGCACGATCTGCGTTCCATTACGACGCGCAACTCTAACCTCCACTCTAGCTACTCTCAAAAATCCCATTAAGTAGCCTCCAGAATTGCAAGCTCACCGAAGGCGTAATAAAGCAACTGAGCGACGGTTGACATCGCGTCTCTTGTGATTTTCTCTGTTCCGCCGATAATATTTTGGCAGACGATATCACCTGCTGGCTTGTCGGTCATTGCATACTGCTCAAGCAAATTCCAGTTAACGACCACTTTAACGCCGTAGATCACAGGCTCATCATTTCCGCTCAAGACATCCATGCTCCAGAATTCATTCATGGCATTCCATTTAAAACGAAGCGTGTAAGTGATTCCTGAAAGCTCAATCTGTTCGCGCCATTGCGCTGCCTCTTTAAAAGGGATGATATCCATTAAGCGACCCCCAAAATTTGTAGCGCGCCTGCGGTGATTCTAGGAAGCGAAGCGATAGGAACGTCCTGTAAGCTCTGTACGCCTACATCTATTCCGCTCTGTGCCTGATCTTTTAAGCTCCCTTCTGGGTCATCCTGAATTAAAGGATAGTCCTCATTCCTTGCAATAATCTCTCTCGGCTTCTTATTCTGGATTCCGCCGAACGGCGTTCCTTGGTCTAAAGAAAGACGGATAGACGCGCTGAATGTGATCTTTTGCATCTCGATATTGAAAGTGAGGCTTTGTCCTGTCTTCATAGTTCGTGGCACGTCAAGGCTTGTAATAGCCATATCGCGATAGACTTTAAGCCCTGTAATGACGGTGATGACTTCGCGGTTTTGGTGAATCCTGACAAGTTGATTAAAGGCATCAATCGAGCGATTTGAAGGGGCGAGGATATTGATAGGCGTGTCGGTCACTATCCCTTGTAAAACCAGAATATCAGGCTCATTGATGATGTGGTCGGAGATGATTGTGGAATTGCCTTCATTCGCTGTTTCAACTGGATAGCTTGTGACTCTGGAGGCATAGCGATGCTCTTCCAAAATAGTGGCATCCAATAGGACTGTTCCCACTCGACTTCTTGGATATTTTCTTCCGTATAGCAGCGATAAGACCATTATTCCACCTGCGGATTGTTGTTTAAGAGCTGCCTAATCATCTCTTCCGATTGATCTCTATAGGCTTGTTCTACAGAGTCCTTGATGACTTGTTGCTGTTCTTCTGTTGTCCCCGGAGGAACCTCAATATTGATAGTGCTGTCAACGCTGATATTCTGTTCCGTAATGTTGCGCTGCGCTTTGAATTGTTCGACTCTGCGTCTAAACTCTTCCTGATCTGCTTCAATCTGTCCGCGCTCAATAGAAACTCTATCCATGTTAAAAAGCGATAGGAGACTCTGTGAGAGGACATCGCCTGTCGCCTTAAGAGTTCCAAGGATTCCACCCCCAAACTCTTCCCTACCTTGCTGCAATAAGAAATTCCAGCCAGTAAGAACATCATTGACAGCAGGAGCAATCGCTGTGACTAGCTCTGTCTTGAAAGTGCCAAAGGTTGTCTCAAGGGTTGAGAGATTCTTTTCATATTCATCGAATATAGGCTTTTGACCTTGAAGAGTCTGTCCTACATGCTGAAAACTTTCGGCTAACTCTTTTGCTCCTGCACTTCCATTCTTGAAGAATTCATTGAATTTTTCCGCTACATCTTCTCCAAAAACCTTCGCAAAAGCCTCAATACGGACTCGCTCATCTCCGATCTTGGCAATTTGATCGACCATTTCAAAGAAGAGGACATCAGTTTCTTTCAGTTCGCCATTAGCGTCGCGGATAGAAACTTTCAAGTCTCTTGATAGCTGAAATAATGAGCCTAGACCGAACTTGGCTTCGTTAGCCATCTTGGAAAACGAACGTAGCGCGCCTTCAAATTGAGCTGGCTCAATCCTAAAAGTCTTAGCTGCCTCACGCAAGGCAACTAGATTGTTAAATGCTATGCCTGTGCGCTTAGAAAGATTCTCTGTGTCTGAGATAAGATTTCCGACATCACGAATGGACTGTAGGGTCTGGTAAACGAAACCGCCTACAGCTGTGGCAGCCAGCGCAAATCGGGTTTTAATTCCGAGTATTTGCTGATTGAATAGCTGGATCCCTTGTCTGTCTACTTGGAATCCTAGGCGTGTTACTAGCTCTCTTACGATCATCTCTTTGACCTTTTTTGGTTTTCATGCAGAGCAAGGTCAGAACGCATATCTAACAGAGCTTCCGCCCTTAAAACATCATCTAAGCTCCATGTCTTTTCAAGCTCTTCTAAAGTTGCAATCCCCTCTAATACAAGTCGCCAGATAGGGAACTCATCCTTCAATTCCTGATGGAGGTTTTTCTCGAATCTGGCTGACGATCCTGAGCTTTGGATTGGCTGTTCAATCCGCTTCCAATAACTCCCCCCTGAAAAAAAGAACCGAAATTCATCTCAATCACGAACCAGACAACTTGAAGCAAAACATTAAGCTCGCCTGCAAATTCTGTGTCGATTAAGGATTCATTCAACTCCATTCCATCCTTACGGACGCCCTGCATAAGCTCTAAAATCAAAGACTCATAGGTCTTTTCATCCAAGTTAGCAAAGAGAATCGGGAGAGCTTTAACGACGTCATCCTTGTAGATGCACATCTCAGGCTTGCCATCCGCGCCTATAATTTCCGTCGGCTTCTTAGGGTCATCACTCATAAAGAGCTGAGCTATGGGCGCGCCCAAAATCTTCAAGAGCTTCGCCTTTAAGCGTAGAGCGCGACGAGCTGGGAGCTGCGTTACCATGTAGCGCGCTCCGCCGATAAATTTCTCTTCCGTCTTTATCATTAGCCGTTCACTCCGTTACTGCCTACGAAGACATCCATGTCTGCCAAGTCGAGTATCCACTCTCGATTCGCAAGCTCCTTGCCAAATTCTGACGAAGGATATTTTCTCACCCAGCCTGTAGCTGAGAAGTAAATCGAATTACCTGAGAGATCTTTGACAAGGACAGGCACAACGCCTAGATTGCTTAACTCGTCCAGATTAGCGAATCCACTCAAAACGTCATTGCTTGGGCTGGATTGCTTCAAGGTTAAAGTCAAGCTACCGCATCGGTTGTTGCTCTTAATCCTCGTTGTATAGCCGTCCGCGCCTGTTACTTTTGACCAAGCGTCTTCGTCTCTGTCTACCACTAAAAATGTGCCGTCAGCAAAGCCAGACATAGGGACACCCCCGATGGCGATGATGACCTGTGCTGGGTCGTATGATCTTACTGCCATAATTGCTCCTTATGTAAAGCTGCTTTACACTGTTACTGTTCCGCGAATTTCTACTGCGTGGATTGCGCCTGCAAGGGTCGCAGTAAATTTCACGTTCTTTAATATTCTATTCGCCTTGTCGTTCGGTGGAACGGTCGCAGCATCAGGCACAGTAACCACAGGCTCTGGATTATCCGAGATGAAGTTATTGTCGATTCCAAGCTGTAAAGCCCTCTTGACTTCAGCTTCAATCAAGGTGATACCTGCGTTGGTATAAGGCACTTTCTCGCTTCTGACCAAGACCGCATAAACGAATTCTTGGATTCGTGAAGTCAACCAATCCACGCCGCGAATAATATCGATAAACTCGCCTTGAGCCATTGTGCCTTCTCTTGTGATTCCAACTCCTCCGATAAATTCGTATGTGTTGGCTTTCTTGTTTCGGGCGTTCAAGCTCTGTGAGGTTGTTAAATTGCTATAAGCGATTGAATTTAGCTGCTTAAACTTCCATGTTTCACTACCCGGAACGAGAGGTAAAACCCTACCGAACCAAGCACATTCAGGGAAGTCATTCGCTGCATCTTCATGGTACATGACGAACGATCTGACATAGCCAGCCAAGTTAAGCAAGTAAGCGATAGAGGTGGTGTCCACGCCAACTGATTGATTGATGATATTCGGGTCGTCTGAAGTTGTTCCGAAGATTTTGACTCGCGCTTCAACCCAAGCAGCAATCGCTTGAACTGTTGCGGAGACTCTTGTCGTTTCAGCCAAGGCATACCAATCATCATTGACTGCAACAATCGCATTAAGATCGTTCACAGCCGTATCAGAAGGTGAATAAGGGTTGATGATTAAGCCAAATTGCTTAGCCATTATTCCTTCGGTCACGTTGATGATGAATGGCAAGTTTGTGTCCTCTACCACTTCAAAAGAGCCATTTAGGTTGTCTGTAGCGGTGAAAGGAAGTACTGGGTCATTATTGATCGCCAAGACTAAACCTGCTGCCACCTCTTCATTATTCTGGACTCCAACAAGGGTCGTATAGATCACATCAAAGGCATTCAACTGCATCTTGTATTCTGTTAAAGGCTCTGCTTGTGTGATTGTCACACGCGCCTGCACAGGGTTTACAATATTAGTTGAGACATCTAGCGTGTAAGGAACACCTGCCACATCGGCTGCTAGAGTATACGTCGCATCGTTATTGTCTGTTGCTGTCACTCCTAGATCAGGCGTGAAGGCGTTAATCGCGGCAACCATAGTCGCTGCAATCGTTAAAGGAGAAACCGCTTGAGTCTGATAAGTGATCGTAGCAACTGCTTGAGAGGCTCCCAAGGTCACAACGAACGAATCAATAATTCCATCAAAGCCTGGATCACCTTCAACGAGGATTGTTCTATTTGTGATATCATCTGGGTCTAAGATCGCTTGAGCAATATTAGGTTGAAGAGCGATAGCTGCGCAAATCGCATTCATCGTCGCCAGATGAGAAGAGGCGTAAACGATAGGAGTCAAAGAAACACCATTCACCTCAACGGCGATGGAGTTTAAGGAAACCAAGTCCGCGCTTAGTACTACAGTTGAATTCTGCGCTACAGGAGCCGAAGCAATCGTTACGGCATTGCCGTTGATTGTGGTCGTGTAGTTGAAGGGGGCTTGAGCCGTTTCAACCGTGATTGTTGCGCTGTTCACTGTCCTACGTCCAATAGCCAATAAAGCTGGGCTTATCGCTTGGCTAAAGACATCTTGTGCTGCGATATATTCTAGGTCGGTAGGCTCAAAATCTTCCCCAACCCCTTGAATATTCGAGTAATAACGGATACGGTCGTTAAATCTCTTGTGAACTCCCAAGATCATCAACGTACCGAACCCTGCTTCAGAGACTGTGGACGTCTCTCTTGTAATCTGTACGTTTACAATTTCGCTTAAAGGCATTGCGTCCTCCTACGGTACGATTGAGATCGTGTGCGTTTCATCGTACACGACCGATTCGCCATTGTTAAAAATTTCTTGTATCTCAACAGTTTCTATCGATCCGAGGGTATCGTCGTATGTCTGACCCATTCTGAATAAAATATCCATTTGGGCGCGATTTTCAAATCTTGAAGCAACTAATTCCGTCACATCTTGTATTGGAAACTGTTCTACAAATATTATTCCATTTTCTTGCAGTGTAGCTAAAACACTGTCCTTTTGCAAAGAAGATCGTAAATTTTCAAGCCTAGTAATACAATCTCCGCCGTATGTGGCAATCTGTAAAGTAAACTCCCTATCCCCTATCTGCTCGACAATTCCAGCTTGATTATCAGGACGTGGAACATAGTCATTTCCGATCTGGACTAGGGAGCTTAAATAAAGGGTCACATAAGCCGTCTCTGGACGAGGCGCATTTTGATAGAGAAAAATAACAGGAGTATTCGCAGGCAAGTTTGCAACCGCCCAGTCATACAAGTTAGTTTTGACTACTTCAAAATTAATTGGCATTACTTACCTTTCGCATTTTACTAATCACCTTTTTGGTGATCTCTTCCATCTTTTCCCAGTCGCTAAACCCTGATTGCTCAAGGGTCATAGCGACTAGATCGTGAATCACACACTCAATAACGCACTCCGTGATCTTGTCCAAATTCTCATTAAAAATCTGCTTCAAAATCTCAAAGAGCTTATCGTCATTACTCATTCGCCACTGGCTCCTGTGGAGCTGCTTCTGCCTGAGGGCATGGAGCCTCGGGAGTTGGAATCATTCCTTCTTGTGGCTCTTCGCCTTCTTTCTGAACGACAGGCTCTTGAGCTTCCTGTGGCTGTTTTTTGCAGCATGGATTAGGAACAGACTTAGTTTCCGGCACTTGCTGATAAATCATGTTAGCCGAAAAGAACGGCTTGCCGTCTGGAGAAAAGGACGTATTGACCTTAACGTCTAAGACTTGCTGTCTTTGTTTGTAGGCTTCTTGAAGCCAATTGTTGATTTGGTTATCCAAATCTTGCGTGTCGTATGATGAAAATGTTTTAAATTGCACCGAGTGCCTCCAGTTGTTGGGTTAAGTACTTATAATGATTTACAATACCAAAATTAATATTGTTTTGCCACGGAAAGACCTGAACGACTTCATATCTTTTACCGAAAATTTCGACCTGATCTGGATTAACATCCGTGACCGTCCGAATCCTAAATGAAGTGTATAGCTTGTAGCCTGAAAGAAGTTGCCTTCCTTCTGGTAGCTCATCCATGTCTTCCCCTGTCACAGGCTGTATGCTTGCGGTTGTAGGAATGATAGTCGGGCTGTCTTCAATCGTTATGGTGGGTTGGCTCACTCCTCCTGTCACAACAAAAGAGTCGAAGTAATCATTTTCCCCGATATCCGCGATGACCGTGATAACTCGATTATTCGTTCCGCTCAAATTCACGCGCTTGACATTCGGCTGCGCTAAAATAGCTGCCGCGATCAAATCCATCGTCACAAGCTGGGAGGTGGTAAAAGGGATTGCAGCCAAGACCACGCCATTGAACGTGATAGCGACGCTGTTGCCTGTGACAAGATCAGCAGAAAGGGAAGCCTGCGAACCTTCCTGCCATCTTCCATCCACAAAGAATCCATTTACGTTTCTGTAGACTATGATCGGGGATCTGAAAATTTCAAAGGGTGTCATTTTTTAAGCACCACCTTTTCTCTAACCGATTGAATCATCTGCCCAAAGTCAATCAAGGGCTTTGAACTACCCTTTGCCTTTATCGTGCTAGGCGCATTAGGCGGATAGATTATCTGTCTGATTTTTTTCTGGACTAGTCCCACCATTGAAATTCCGATTCTTCCTAGGGCTTTCTCGGTAGTCTGCTTGCCTAGTAAGACCTTGTCGTATTCGGACTGGATAAAGTTGTAAATTTTTAGTCGATTATCATCGAAGGCAGTGGACATGAAAGGACGCGCTGGAATCGTTTTTGTACCGAATTCATTCGATGCAGCGATTTCGGGCATCGACAGACCGCCTTCTTTTGTTCGATCACCTTTAATTTGGACTTTAGTTTTTGAACCTTCTTGAAAGCCCACAAGAACGTAAGATTTGGCTGCATACTCAAGTTGCTCCTGAATCTCATTCCATCCTAAATCTGTGTCCCTAACAGCCGCACCCGCACGAGCCATATCCCACCACTGAAAAGTTGGGAGGCAAGTTTGTGACAGTCGGTCCAACCACAAGCCTCTTAATCATGTCTTTGTATGCTTTGCCATAGCTTGTGGCATCTAAGACCGACCCACCAGCCTGTATTGCAAGGCTGATGGATAAGTCACCTTCATGCAATGAGTTGGCTACCCCTGTCAAGGGGTTTGAACGCAGTGTTAACGTGTGAGCAAGCAAATAGGCGAACGCTAACGCGCCACAAGTACAAAATGCTGCCTCATTGAATTCGCATCGCAGTAGATCAATCAGCTGATTGTATACCGCTAGCGTATCAGGGTCAGGATTTGCAAATTGCGGAGCAATAGCATACAGCGCACTAAGGATTGCTTGATTCGTCAACGCCATTTTCAACCTTCATTTTTGCTTTAGACTTGTCTTTCTCTTCATCTTCTGCTTGGACTGTCAGCTTGTGGAGCTGCTCTTTAGCAGAGCTTATCACGGCTGGTCGTCCATCAGTCTTGATGATCTTTTCCAGAAGTTTCTTATCGAACATCTCTGGGATAAGTTTAAGCATCTCTTGTACAGCTCGCTTACCATCTTTTAAAGGTTTTTCAACTTTGGGATCTTCTTCAACGACCACTAAACGACCTTCGTCGAAATGGTGCTTGAAGATCTTATGCTGACGCATGGCGTCTAGGACGCCTGCGTCAAGCTCGTTGATACCTGGCATAATGGCAGTTTTGAAGTTGTAATAGAGAATGTTCTTCCCATTATAACGAACCAAAGCCATTAGATGCCCTCCCCGATCGAAATTGATAGAGGATAATAGATGATCACGCCACCGAATCTGGATTCGCAATTGATCTCATACATCAGATTGCGCTCTTGAGGAGCGTACTGTGTATAAGGCATTGGAATCTCAAGAGTGAATTTGTCAGGGTTGTTATGGTAGGCAACCATGATATCCACGCCAAGAGGTCCAGCACCGCTCAACTCAAATACCCAGTCTACATTCGTGACAAAAGGGTTATTCTGGAGGAAGTACTCCAAAATAGTTGTGTCAGAATTAGGTGAGCGAGGAGTTGAAGAGATCAACGCATATTGAGCCAGAGGAAGAATCAAAGTGTCTGGAGCTTCAACGCCGTTTGTGATGCTGAAGATAGAGTTTGATAATTCGTTCATGTCTCTCAAGATTTGATCAGGCGTCTTGTTGACCCACTCAGTTGTGTTACCTGTACCGTCGTTAGGTACTGGTGCTGCTGGGACGTTAGGCGCATAGAGGAAGCCTTGGATATTGAAATTTGCATCTCCATACCAAGCTAGCTTCTCTGCTTTCTGATCGTTAGCAAGACGAGCTGCGTTAGCTTGTCTTTGCTGCAATGGCTTACCAGCAAACATGGCAGCTCTGATCTCCTGCATTGAGTAAGCGTAGCTCACGCCCAGAGACTGGACGATTGAGCTGAACTGCTTACCGCGAATGTCTGCTCTTGGCAGATCGTCCGCATAGCTTGAGATCACACGAGCGAAGCCAGTAGGCTCGTACTGTGTGAACGTGATGACTTCCGCCCCTGGTCCAGCTTCAGTGCTGATCGGCATAAGACCGCTCAACGCCTTTAGCTTAGGAAACAGGATGTCGTAAGACCGTGACTTGATGTACTCGAGTTCACGAGCGAAGAAAAATGTTTCATTCGCATCGAGCCGAGTGCTATGAATTTTATCCATATTCTTTGCTCCTTAGTTCGGCAGGTTAATTTCTAATGTTGCAAGCCCACCTGCTTGTGCGCCGACTCTCCATAGAGCGTGAGGCACTTCAAAGCAAGTTCCGCTGTCTGCGTCAGCGCGGAATAAACCGAGCTGGACATTCAAGCCGTTAGGCGCGAATCTGACATAGACAGGATCATCGGAAGTAACGATTGTCTCTACTTTTACATAGACACGACCCTTAGTGAGCATAGACACGCAATCCCCTTCGTAGTAAGGAGAAGCCCCGTCCGATCCGGTAGGAGCGTACAAGTTCATCTTGTTCTGGATTCTCAACGCCACGCCGTACAAGCTGTCTGAAGTGGTGTTTGTCATTTCGATGGTTGCTTGTGAAGCACCCAAAGTGACAACCCAGCCAGTGGCAGGTATAGCAGCTGCATCTTGATTCGCTACGATTGTGATTGTTCTGTTGTTAGCACCGCCCACAGTCGCACTTGCTACGGCTGGGTTAGCTTCAATCGCTGTAGCGATAAGACCCATCGTGATCAAGTGTGAAGTGTTAAAGGTGACAGGCGTAATCGCCACACCATTGACGCTACCATTAACCACGTTTAACGAGACTAAGTCTGCGCTGAAAACGAGAGTTGTAAGGTTTTGGTGAGGGTATCTTACTTGATAATCCACGCCTTGAACCTTTGCTACAGCACGACCGATAACGATAGTTTCGGCTGCTCTTGGAGAAAGTACGTTGCCAAAGCCAGAGTCCGCTCTTAGACCCTCACTAGCAATTACCATCTCTGTTGGGTAACTAGTTTGACCGACCATTATTTACCTCCGACTTTGGGATTTTTCATCCGTGCGATCATTTTTGTTCTTGAATCCTCAGCACTTGGCATATCGCTAGTGTCACGGTTGACTTGTCCGCGAGGATTTGCCTTTACCGTAGGTTTAGCTTTATAGTCCAAAACTGCAATGTCAAAAGCTGCGTCAACATAGACTTCGCTCTTGCCATCAAGATTGATGGATTTGTTCTTTGCTTGAACGATTTTCTTTTTGATCTCCATGTCGGATAGGTTGTCTAGGTCTACTCCGTCCAAGACCAACTCTGCCAACTTCTCTAATTTAACGCGCTCTTTTACCTTTTCACGGAAGACTCTGCCATCCATTTTGGCATCATCATCAATTGAACCAGGCTTATCTTCCGCAGGAAGAGGGTTTACCTTTTCCGCTTGAGAATCGCGTTCACCTTTAGCTCCTTCCATTTTGGCGAGCTTATCTGAGATCATCGCAAGTTCGGCTTCTACACGTTCCTTCTCTTGCGATAAATTCTTAAAATCCTCCATCAGCTTCTCATAGTGATCCGCTGTTTTCGGCTCGACCATGACTTCCTCTTGGTCGATTCTAATCTTCACTTTAGCCATGTTTGACTCCTCGTTAATAATTTCAACAGCATCAGCACTGTCTAACGCTATTCTTGCTTCGCCTCCTGCCCTCGCCATGTCGACCAAGGAAAGGTGATTGTATTTGATATTTGTCTGTCTGTACTCATAAGACTGACCATTCCAAGTACCATCTTCAGGAACCAAATCAACTGTATAACCGAGAGACAGCTCCTTGCGGTTTTTCTCGACCACATCTTTCACAGCATCCGCGTCAGTTACGACCAGACGAGAAAGCACATACTCGCCATCATTCTCAATTGTTTCGCCTGTATACCCTACTGCCAACCTTTTTGCATTTTCAGCAGAAATAAGACGCTCTTGAGGATGACCATTAGTCACGGGAATCAACTTCATTGTCTCAAGAGAGGATTCCTTAAAGACTTCATCGGGATGTCTAAGCTCTCTTCGTATTGTTCCGTCTGGGTTTTTATAGACGAAAACGCCAATACGCGTGACTACAGCGTTAGCGCGAATGAATCCCTCTTGCGTGATTTTGGCGTCGCCTCGGACGACTGCCCTGTCATAGCGAGCTACTTCATTCAACTTCATTTCGCTGGCTTCCTTAAACTTGGATATTTTTCATATACGGCTTGACGTATTTGCGCAGGATCTTTAGCATTATGCGCCCTTGAAAGCGCACTACGCGCCCTAGCCATTGTATTTATCGGGAAAGTGCCATCGGGTCCAGCAAAATTTTTCTCGGCAACATGCTTGTACTTGCCTGCATTGGACTCACCTTTGCGCTTTCTAATCTCTTCGAGAGTTGTCATAATCTACTCCAAAATACCTTCTAGGACTGGTATTGCTACACACCTGCAATTCACGTCAGTGCCTGGATGACCTGTCTTGTTAGGAGGATCATCCCATCTAAATTTTTTTCCGTCATTAGCTTTGTGTGTCGGTCTAACCCTTTCATCCCCTGCGGTCTGCCAAGTGTATTCCTCAACTCCAAGCTCCTGCTGCCTTAATTTCGTCAAACTTGCGTTTAATTTAGTTGTCTGATCTCTTGCTATTAATTTAGCACGTCTTCGGGTAATTCCAAATCTTTTTATTAAATCTTGTTCAACAACTTCAAATCTTTCGCCTTCTTGTAGCCTTCTTTCAACTATTCCTGCTACCTGTTCAAGCTCTTGATCTGGTATCGAAGTTATCAACTGAGCATTTTGCGAGCTGAAAAGTTTAAGTTGGTCTACGAGCCAAGGCTGATCTACGAAGAGATCGAGCCCAAAAACCGACTTGGTCGTCTTATCAAATTGAGCCTGATTGTAGGCTGCTATTTGTAAACCAATCTTTTCCGCTTGCAAAATTGTCTCATCTACTTTACCTTGTATAGCTTCTCTGATAGTTATTATCAAACCTTTTAGCTTGTCAATAAAGTCGTCATTCTTTATGGGATCGGGGGTTTTGGCGTTTACCTCAACAATCATCGAGGGAATCTGCGGAACTAAGATCTCTTTAATCAACCGCTTAAGCTCATTCGTCAATGAAAACAAATCGCGAGTGTATTCTCTTTCAGCCGAATGAGGAAAGAGCCACTTAGGCGGTTTTTTCAAACGCTTAGGAGCGTTTTTGCGACGCTCCCTTATCATCGCGAGCTTATTATGAGACAGCATTAGATCGGTCTCCTTGGCGTCCAGCCTACATTGCTTGGCACAAAGTCCGGTCCTATAGTAGGATTCGGTCCTTGTTTTTCGATCTGCGCTTGCTTTTCTGCTTCAAGCTCAGCTATCTCATTCGGGTCATAACCGCCTTTACGAGCCTCCAGATCAATTTCCGTGTTCATAGAGTATGAATCTCCACCGAATCGTGAGATAGCAACTTCTGAAGGGTCAAGAACGCCAGTCTCAATATAAATTCTGTCGGTCTCGGCAACTGTTCTCTTAATTAGAGCCTCTTGCTCTTCTGTATTTTGCCAGAGCGGAGTAAACTTGATGCTCCATTGTTCTGGCTCAACCCCTTTTGTTGGTCCCTCTTTACTGAGGAATATGTACTTCACAAGACGCTCTAAGCAAGGTTTTAGCTTACCCTCTTGAAGCTGCTTGATGAGGTCGTAAAAATTCCTGACATCGTTGTCACCAGTCGCATTAAGACCAGCTGCGCTGCGACCGAATAGAAGCGTAACAGGTATTCCCGACACGGCAGAAAGAGTCTGCATAAAGCGATCCAACAAGTCCGCAAGTCCAGCAAGCTGAGTGGTGATTTTTTCAAACTTTTCCTCCCCATCCAAAAGCATGGTGTTGGCTACCGACTTTGCCATATTAAGGATATCAAGCCGATTCATCACCTGCTCATTTCCGCACTTGGTAGCGATTTTTTCTGAAAGCCCAGGAATTGTTAAGACACCATTAACGAAGTCATGAAGCATAATTCCAGAATTGGCAAAAGCTCCCGAATAGTTCTTAAGCTCCTCGTACATGGACTGGATAGCTGAATCTCCCCAGCCGTTATTCATGTTTTGCAAGCGAGGGGGCAAGACGCACCAGTCGATACGCAAAATCCTTGAATGGTGAACCACAAAGACGTTTCCAGTCCTTGAGTCGTTCACTTGGTACATGTTAGGGTAGCCGTAATTTGGGCTGTTTAGGTCTCTCTCAAACGTGCCGTCATTGCTAAAGGCTTGGTATCTGTCAAAGACGTGAAGCCAGCAAACATCGCGGATATTGTTTTCATCCACAGGCTCCTCTAAGTTTCTGCCGTCTGCAATCCCCATAACGATCACCGCGCCACCGTAAAGCCTAGCCCAGTTAATCAAATCTATCAGCGTTTTGTATCCGTTAAGCTCTTCGATCTTTTGGTTGACTGCACCGTCCGCGTCGCCTTCAATGTCCCAGCCTTGACGCACCATTTCATTGGACACAAGCTCTACAATCCTCTTTACAAAGCCGTCACCTCGGTAAAGCTGATCAAGCTCTGCGTCTGACAATTGCCAGCACATGCGATAGGTCGTCGCCATATTTTTATCGCGACCACGAACGCCCATGCCAGTGATAATATTCATCCAGCCGTCTTGGTGGTAAACAGAGTCGTACCTGTTGTCTCCTTCCCTAGCCACGGCTTCTGAGTCGTTTCTTTCTAGTTTTTTTCTCAAGTTATGTCCCATCGCACCTGAGAACTTTTGCTTTATGTAATCTAACATTCTTGCTCCTACAAGGTTGAGAGGGATGAGAGATCGTATTTAGACTCAGAGAACATGGTAAACGCGCCACTTAGAGCGTCCACGATGTCATCGTGTGAGCCTTCTGGAAAATTCTCCAGTTCTCTGAATAAATCTTCATTCCAACTTGCTGCTAAAACTTTAATATTTCCAGCCTCAGACTGGGAACTAACAGGCAAAGCTCGCGTTACTTTATCTTTAGTTGCTTTATAAGCCTTGACTGGATAACCAGACAATAACCGAATTAAGTAGTCCGCCTCGCTCACGCCTGCTTGACCTGGGTCTTGCTCTACACCTATCCTAACAGAAAACCCATCTTGTGAAGCACAATTTTTAATAGCATTTTGAACTTGAAGAGGACTTTGTTGTATTCTAACTAGGTCGGTAATGTAAAGAATTCCATTTTGATCTTTCTCTAATTTAAGACCGACCGTGTAGTCAGGGTCATTGGTTTCTGTCTTCTTGGTCGCGGCTCTGTCCCAATAACGCACCTTGATTGTGTTCTTAGGAATTGAACGGACGACCTCAAAGAATGTGCGCTGGAAGAACATCCCTGCTGTAGGGCGTATATTCCAGTTTCCCATGAGCAACTGCTCTCTTTCAAAGCGAGGCAATGCCTTTAAGTTAGCCAAATATCCGGGGTCTTTTGAGAGCAAAATCTGATTATCAAAGACGGTTGAAGCAATGAATGTCAAGCTCTTCGGAAGGCAATCGCCATACTGCTCTTGCAACTCCTCTTTTGTGTCCCCCCACTTAGTCTCATCATTCACGACGATAAACCAGCGTACACGTCCGCTACGCGCTGTTATTGGGTATCCAGTCTTCTCATCAATCCACCAGTCGATCATTTTGCGAACCCAAGAATCTGGATCAGGGTTAGTGGTGGCTCGGATATAAGGACGAACGCCACAAACAGAACGATTCCTAGATAGCATGTAAACGAACTGCGACCAAGTAAAGTGAGTCAACTCATCGAATCCAATAAGAGGAACCTGAGAGCCTTGCCAGTCAAACCGAGTCTTATCGTGTTCGAGATGAGCAAATTTAACCTTGGCTCCCGAAGGGAAATCCCACTCCAAAATGGATTCTTTTGCAGTTCCTTCACATTTAGGAAAGAGCTGCATTGAAGTGTCCCACAAGCCACCAGGGTTACGAACCTGTGTAGAATTCCTCCTAAAAATGACACAAGAAAAGCCCTCAACTTCCTTATGACGCAAGGCTTCAAGCAACAGGGCATAGGTCTTTCCCCCTCCTGCTGCCCCACCATAAATAATGATGTCAGCCTTTGCCGAAAGGAATTTTGTCTGAGGTCCTCGTTGAGGGAATATCTCTTCAGTGTCCATCATTTGCTCGCGGCGTTAGGGTCTTTTCCATATTCTCCTTGGAAGTCACTCGTTCCATTGTCGGGCAAATAAAGCACAGTCTGCGTCTTCTTAGTGACATTCTCAACCACTTGAGTTTCCTTCCATCCAAGCCTTACTTTTGCCAAGAAAATCAAGGCTGTGAGGTTTGGAGGACATTTTTTCTTAACAAGATGGACGTTTCCTTGACGGTCAACTTCCTCCTCCATGTACTCAAACCCTACTGCTATGTTGTATAGCTTTTCTCCTATCTTTGCTTTGGATTTGATACGACCCTCCATCAGCTCCAAAGCAAAATTGTTCTGGAGTGTTGCTTCCGCCATACCAAGCACAGCAGCTATATCGTCATCTGTCGCACCGAAAGCTGCATAACTGCGGACTAGCTCACGCTCGTTATCGCTCGGAGGTCCGACCCATCTTTTTCTAAGATCACGGAGAGGAGGGGCTTTTATGTTGTCCGAATCCTCATCCCTGATCTTGACCGCCAGCGAGTCGCTTAAACTCTCGCTGTTTTTTAACTTTTCTGATCCTTTGGACTTCTTCGTTGACGCTTTCACAATTCCACATCTGCTCCAAGCTATAGTAGACAACGGAATAGCGATAAGCCATCTCGTCATCTGGTTTAATAATCGGTGTTACACCATGTAAAATTTGCGCTCCGTCAAAAATGACCACATGATTGTCGGCGCACTCAAATTTGATGTCATACTCGGGACAAGCTAATCTCCCTCCTTTTACTCCATTCTTTAATACTATCATATTGCTTAAAACATTCTTAAAATTGCCTGCATCATGATGATATTTAAGTGGATTGTTCTTATTAACAATTCCAGAAGTAAATGGAGTGCCTTCTAACTTCCACTCGTCCTTGACCTTCTTGTCTGTCAGGTCATAGTGGCGTTGAAGGGTTTCAGGAAAGTATTTCTCATAGAGCTTGGTCAACTCCTTGCTGAATTCACAGATCACGATATGCTGCTTAGGGCAATTCCTAGCCATCGAAGTAGCCGAGCAAAAGTCTTTACGCAGGGCGTTCTTAGGACTGAACCCGAATATTGCCGAAGTCGTTTTAAGCCCTGTAGTCCGTGTGCTTGTCTCGTACTTGATATTCTTGACTGCCCAGCGCAATCCGGAAGTGTCTGCCTCAACCTTGCAATGGAGAATCTTGGGAACGCCGTCAACCGTGATGAGGCAGTCATAATCTATGAGCTGAGAGCAATCCGCCTCCAGAGCGGAACGCATCTTAAATGATTTTAAATCCAACTCCTTCGGTTTAATATCAATTACTTTCATTTTAACATTCCTAGTTTATCTATTTTTCAAAGAAGCTGAAATACTTTCTAACGCCGTAGCAATATCGCACATGACTGCAATCTTGCAGCACTCGGTTAGGAGTGCGAGGTCTTCTCCTTCATAATCTCCGCCTTTAAGAGTTTCAAATATCTCCTGCGGATTTAAACCATTTAAATCAATTTCTTTCACTTTAATTTTCTCCAGTTGATTTTTACATCGTGTCTATTCTTTTTAAATTCAGGCTCAACAAGTGCGCCCCATTTTTTGCAGAGTTTTTCGACTTCCTTCTTCTCGCGCTCTTCGTTGTACCATTGACTCATTCCACCTTCTTGCGACTTCATATCCGCTATTCCGTAATAATATTTGGCGGTTTTTAGCGTACCGAAGCCCTTTGTGATCGCCTGAAAAGTCATGTCATAATCCTCACGAATGAGAATGTTAAGGTCGTAATCAATGTCCTTGCAATTCTTCACATTGAAAAGGACGCATTGCATGGCGGTGCGGTTTTGGGTCAGCTCTTTTGAACTCCATGCGAATTGGCGCAGCTCAAGGCTTGCCATTGAGAATTCAAACTTTCCCATTTGGTTAAAAGCCTTGCACAAGACTTCTGCGTTTGTTTTTACGGTTTTTCCATTAATGACTTCTCCGAAGTTTTCAATGTCGTCATCAAGCATCCAAAAGAACTGATACCCTATCTTCCTGCAATGATTGAGAATGAAATTGCGAGAATAGGTTATGCCCATGTCATTCTCTGGAAGTGTGAGGGTTGTAGCCCCAAAGGACGCATACTTTTCCTTGTCCTGTGGCTCAACCACGAAGCAATAACGCAGCCCCACTTCTCTCATCAACTTATCCGTCTTCGTCTTCCCAGCTCTCCCCTTCGTCGGGATGAAGATCGGACTCAGGAACTCCATCTGATGAAGCGTCAATTTTTGCTGCGAGGGTTTCATGTTCAGGAACTCCATTGTTAAATTCATAGTGGCTTATGAGCCTTAGAATGACCTCGGAATTGTCGTCACAGTCTAGGGCTTTACTAATCTCATCCAAGCTCTTGAGGACTTTCTCGTAGATGTCATTTGGATAGTATAGCACGATCTGCTTGATCGTGTTGTTGTTGTAAGTGTCTAGCTTTTTATCTAGCTCATTCTTGTCGAACTCTGGCTCGGCTGCATCATCGGAATTGAGAGGGGGCGGAGGCGTAGTATCAACCGAACCCACGTCTAAGCTCACAGGCTGAACTTCAAAACCCCAGCGGTCTAGCTTTTCCATGTCGAAGTTTACCTTCAAAAGCTCCATGTCCCACTTACCGAAGTCCAGATTGTCTTTGATGAGGAACTCGCGTTGCATCTCATCGTCAAGATCATCGGCATTGATTACATAGACATGTGTAAGCCCAGCCTCTCTACAAGCCTTGAGACGCTGATTACCCCCTAGGACAATATCATCCTTGTTACAAACGATAGGGCGAATCTTGAGCATCCAAGGAGCTTCCTTAATGGAAGTTACCAGCTTGGCAAACTTAGAGTCTTCAATCACACGCGGATTGCTAGGGTTTAAGGAAATCTCATCAATCGGACGCTTTACAATGACATAGCCGTCCAGCAAATTCTCAGCTTTTTTCTTTGCCACGCTCAAACTCCTCTAATTCATTAATACTTTCTTGCAAGGCTTCAATCAGCTCTTTTGCGACTTCTTTATTAATCTGTAAGCAAAAGTCCTCATCCTGATTGTACCACTGAAACCAGATGGAGCCTAACGATGTCTCCGCCTTGATATCGAAAATGCTGTCTCGTTCTTTTCGCACTAAAATTCTCGCCGTCAGCTTAAAGTTTTTCATTCAATATTCTCTCGCCCCAGAGCTTACGCCCAAAAAAATAGACCAATCACGCGACCATTCCCAATCTGTGACGCAGCAAACTCCGCGCTCAATCTCACAAATCCCACACTTGCCATTCCAACAAGTTGCGACGTGACCCTCTGGCCACTTAGCATTTAAGTCTAAGGCGCACTCCCGACAAACTGATCTGACGTCAACCGTTTCCATTTAGACCTTCGTGACTATTTCGATTTTGAGCGGATAAAGATCTTCCACCATTTTTCTTTTGGCTGCGCTGAGGGTTGTGTCTCTTCCTTTAGTGTCCACAAAAGCAACTTCGCCATCAGCAAGGAACACTGCGAAATCACATACATACTTAACGCCACCCGGAAGATCAAACGGTATCTGACGCAGGAAAAAAAGAACTTCTCCGCTCGCTTGCCGAATTTTAAGTTGATCGTAATATCGGCGTTCGAGCTTGGAGGGGAATTTCTTTTGGTCTCGCTCACAGCTCACCGCTCCGAATTTGTGACGGACGCGCTTTTGTCTCTTCATATTCTTGATGTCTTCCGCTGTGATTGCCATCTTGCCTCTTCCTGTATTCCAATTGATAGTCTGGGTTTTTGTCTCTAAACTTTTGGTTGCGCTCTGACTTTTTGCCAGCGTAAATCCAGTCATAGTGCCGCACGGCTTCATTGACTTGCTCTCGATTGTCCTTCTTCCATTTACCCGACCTTTTGCGCCTGCATTCCTTGCATTCCGCCGTCACGCCTTGGTCGCCTTTCGGCTGGGAGTAGAAGTCTTGCAAATTTTTTTGCTGACCGCACTTTGAGCAATTCTTCATCCATGTCGTCTCCTTAACGAATCTGACTATGACAAACTTTTATTTTTTTGTAAACCATGCTTTTTTTATGTTGTGAATATTTTGCCTTTTGTGTTACTTTTATTCCATAAACGCAAGCACAAGGCTCGTAGCCTTGGTAAGCGGTTAAAACAAAACAACTGGAGACCTTAAAAATGACAATTTTCCTAGACGAAGAAAAGCTAATGAAAACCGTTCCAAGCGTCTTTGCCTCAGGCGGATCGGAGCACACAAGCTCAAAGTACGGCTTTATCCCCACTATTAATACAATCCGCGCTCTGGGAGATGCTGGGTTTTATCCTGTAAGTGCGAAGCAATCTGGCACAAGAATCGAAGGGCGTGAGAGCTTTGTAAAGCACATGATCAGATTCCGCAGGGCTGGCGAGTTAGAGATGGGCGGTATGTTCCCTGAAGTTGTCTTAATCAATTCACATGACGGCACTACAAGCTATCAGCTCCGCGCTGGTATCTATCGCCTTGTCTGCATGAATGGATTGATTGTCGGCGATGAAAGCTACACTCTAAGGGTAAAGCACCAAGGCGGAGACATTATCAATCGCGTAGTGAATGGAGCCCTTGAGTTGACCGAACAATTCCCAAGCACAATCGGAATAGCGCAGAGATGGAAAGAAATCGAGCTTTCACCGACCGTGCGTCTTCAATATGCTGAGAGAGCATCGAAGTTAAAATGGATGAATGAAGAGGTCGATGTAAAGCCAGAAGCGTTGCTAATTCCACGCCGTGCAGAGGACAAAAAGACTGATCTCTGGACAACATTCAACACCGTTCAAGAGAATGTGATGAGAGGCGGTTTACGCTATTCCTATCGCAATCCAGAGGGAATGTTAAAGCGTTCGACAACAAGGCAAGTCAAGTCAGTCCATGAAAATCAAAGGGTGAATATTGGACTCTGGAGCTTGAGTAAAGAGCTTGCCGAAGTAATGGCATAGCGTCAAATCAGCGGAATGTGCCTAAAAAAGGTAGATTCCGCTGGTTTTCACAAAAACTAGGCGGTATTTGTGAATGTAAAGCGGTTTTACATCAGCTCTCCGGAAATTCCGGATAGCTCAAAAAAAAGGATAATTAAGATGGAATTAATTTTATTTTTCTTAGGTATTTGGGCAATCGTTTATAATGAACATGCTAAAGACAGGAAGTTATTGAAAGAATTAATAGAAGAGACAAAAGAAGTTAAATTCAGGACAGGGCGGTTTTAAATGGAAGATAAAGAAGTTGAGCGCAATGACGTCTATCACGCCCTCGGAGAAATATTCGATGGCATCAAGATAAACACTGTTATGGAAGGCATAGCCCTGTTTTTAGCCGATACTTTTTATGAGACAAGAGATAATATTAAAGAGTATTACGAAGACCCTATCCAAGCTCAAATAGATAATCTTGCCCTGAGAGTTAAGTACTACATTGAGACAATGGACACCATAAAAGAGGAGCTTGATAAAAAATGAACATTCCAACTTTTCTATTCGCCTGTGTGGTTGTTTACTTGATCGATAAAATGTTTGATGGAGGCTTCAATGGACTTAAATAGCGTGGCTGAGATCGCCCAAAAGATCAATATCGAGATGCTTCTTTATGTCGGATTTGGCGCATATTGGATTAACTCTCGCATTAAATCTTCATGCAAAGACCTAGAGCGTAAAATCGACAAGCTGCATGATGACATGAAAGACCACAATACGCGGATTAGTCGTGTGGAAGGACGTGCTGATTCATTCAACACGTTATTAAGACATGTCGAAAAAAGCGGAAAAAATCGACATGATAAAAAAAGGCACTAACACCAAAATAGGAGGTTGTCATGCCACTCGTCAATGGATTCAGTCAAGAGAGCATCCACGAAAATATTAAGCGTGAGCTGGGCGCAGGGAAAAGCAGAAAGCAAGCTATCGCAATCGCATACTCCAAGGCTAGAGAAGCCAAGAAGCAAAAGACGGATTGTGAGGTTTTGTTGAATCCTGGCTTGAATCAGCCAAAAAGAGGAAAGCAAGGTGGCGAATATTTCGTCTAATGTTTTCACTTCACCTTTTAGGAATTAGGCGAGCATGAGCAAAAGCCCATGCCCCTATTTATTATTATTTTTCGTCGCGATGACCTAGGGAATCGTGGATAAACTCTAGGTTAAGCTCCATCTTTTCTATTAGCTCAGGCGTCACTTGTCCACCTTGTTTTATTTCCTTCACTATCCCATCAAGCTCGCCGACTGCGCCCTCGATTATCAAACCTCGGTAATAAACAAAGTGAGGCTCAAGCTCCCAGATAGGGATTGCCATTAGATTCGCATTTAAGGCGAGTGTGATTAAAAGGGTTGCTAGCTTCATAATTTTCTCCAGTTGTTTATGCTACCCTTACGGCTGATAATCTTCCGTAAGCTGAGGCAGAGCCTAACAAGTAGGTTGCGCGAGCCACTAGATAAACTGTCTTAGCCTCGTCAGTTTCAATCCTGACAGAGGGAACGGTAAGGGTAGAGTCGATGCTTGAAGTCGGGAGCGCGGAAGTTGAGGATTGATTGAGTCCGTTAGTGCCCATAGTCGCGCTTGTCTCGCTAATCGCCGAAGCGAAAGCCGAACCAGTTAAGCTACCATTCAAGCAGCACATAGAGGAAAGCTCCCAGATACCAGGAGATAGATTAAGGCTTGTGACGTTCGTAGCTGTGTTTGTAGAGCAAGAAACTGCGCTCCCTTGTGGGACATAAGATTGCAATCTCTCTCCAATGAATCCAGAAGGAGGCGAATCGGCATCTGCATTTCCCTTTAGTTGTAAGCCGTTCTCAAGGACGTGGAAGTTTTCATTATCGCAAACGCCTTCTCCGTCACCAGTAGGAGCAACAAATACACCTCCAGCTTGGCTTTGAATCACAAATTGATTTTCTGAAAATTCAGTATGAAGAATTCCCATGATTCCTGAATAAGTTGTCATCTAAACCCCCTTAAGCTGTTTTAATTCCGAACAATGAAAATGTTCCGTTGTTAATATTGCCAGAAGCAAATAACAAGCGTATAGCGTTAATTCCTGTTGTGGCTATGCCTCCAACTCGACCTGATGCGGTAACTCCCAAAGTCGTGTCCGTCCAGACTGCAAGTCCGCTAATGGTGAAATAGTCGGGTAAATTTAAGGATCCCAAGAAAAGCTCGCCTGTCATGCTTCCACCGTTATTGCAAGGTCCACAAATTGGCAAGAAGGTTGTAGAGTTTGAATTGTTCAATGTGGCTGAATTGTAAGCCGTGTAAAGAACCTGACCTGTGTAAGAAGTGTTAATCCAAGTGGATCCGTTATCCTGAGAAACAAGCATTCTTAAAGGTTGAGAGTTAGTGACAGGTTGCGTTCGGTGAATATAGAGTTTGTACATGTTGTAGGTAGACAAACCTGTGAAGTCTATCGTCGCCACATTGGAAGCGGTTTGGGAACTGACCAAGACAAGACCCCCAGTAGTGGATATTGTCGGGTTTCCTACTGTTCCATTTCCATTCGTGACTGCCATTCCTACGCCAGCCGTCAAGGTGCGCAAAGCCCATGTGTTAGCTGCGGTTTTAGCCAGATACCCAGAAGTACCAGCAAGAGCCGCGATTGCGTCAAGGTCGGCATCCCAAGCCTGAACGTTCGTTCCGATGGCAAGCCCAAGATTCGTGCGAGCCGTAGAAGCATTGGCGACATCGCTCAAGTTATTAGCTGTCTGGTTAAAGAAAGCCACGTTTTGCACGGCTGCCGTGCCCAAGCCAAGGTTAGTGCGTGCGGAGGCTGCGTTAGCTACGTCATTGAGGTTATTCGCTGCCTTTAAGAACGAAGTGTCTGTAAAGCCAGAGTCCTTGATGAGCTTTCCTGTCGTTCCGTTATAGGAGGCGAAATTGTTGTTGACCGCGCTTGAAGGTCCAACCACGTCACCTAAACCGCCAGACCCAACAAGGTTAAGCGTTCCGCCAAGAGAGACAGAGCCACCCCCTGAGAGCGTTCCAGAGGTATTTATAGTCACGGAGCTATTTTGCAAGTTTCCGTTAGTGATAGGCAGATTCAAAACGGCGACATCGCCAAGCCCTAAATTTGCCCTAGACTGAGCTTGATCGACTACCGTCAAAGCCCCATTTAAACTTCCCATAACCATAAATAGACCTCTTAGGTGTTATCGAGCATTTTAGTCCACTCAACATGAGTGTTCCAATTGTAGGTAGTCGCGGCGACCCCTGTTACTCTAACCCTCATGGTTTGAGTGCCAGTATCCACATCACAAGTGAATGTAGCTGCTGAACTGGAATTTATGTTGGCTACGACAGCCCCGACCAAAGTTACGTTTCCTCCTGAAGCCCTTCTCGCTCCGATTAAAAAGTCTCCGCTTACTGTGTTTGTGTGGTCTGGAGTGGAAGCGATGATCGTCCCTTTCAAAGTTCCTGATTGAAGCTCGGCTAATGGCAATGAAAAGAGCGTTGTGACCGTTGCGTCCGTTGTTTGAGCGTAGGCTTGTCGGTGATTGTATTCCGAGCCTCTATATCCTGTTCTTCCTTGCGAGTAAGTTTCGCTAGCCGTATCGCCTGAAAGCCAGCTACCGCCACCGAACTGCTGTCCAGAAGCGTAAGAGCTACCATTGAGGCTAGTTCCTACGTTATAGGGCATAGAAGGAATCATTCCAGCATTTTGGCAGCGAACCAGAGGCGCGCCATTGCTAAAGAAGTTGTTGCACTGGAAGATACCTGTTGTGCCTGCGCTAAAATCAAAAGCGAAGGGATCAGAAGTTGAGATTGAGGAGTCAAAGACTCGCACAATCGCTGAGGTAGTCGTTACGTTAAAGGCGTGTTCCCATCCGCAGGCATTTGCTTCAATGTAAACCTGACCAGTGAAAGTAAAATCACTAGCCACGGAGTTATTGAAATTGCAAGAGTCCTTGTTAATGCGAATGTTTTGAGCCGATCCGTCCGTGTCAAAAGAACTGCCTGTACCGCGTGTTGTCACGTTTTTGAGGCAGAGCTTTTTGTCTTGCGTTCCTTCAAAGAGAAAGGCGTTCGTGCCGTCTAAGTCAAACTGGACATTCTCAAGGAAGAGCGTACCGCCCTGCTGAATAACCGCGTCATCTCCTGACTTTGTCATTCTAAAGCCGTTTAATGAAGCGACGCAATCCTCTGGATGGGTGTACGTTCCAGAGATGACAACTGGATTGACAACCGCACCGCGAGGGTCAACTCCACCGCCAAAAGCCACAAGATTGATACCGTCAGCTCCGACGTAGTCGCCTGTGTAGCCTGTATCGTTAGGTTTGACGTAAATGTTGCAAGGGTTTGCTGAGTCGTGACCGTCCATCACTGCTTTTGTGATCGCAGGCTGGATGTCTGTGTAATCAGAATACTGGTCTCCGACTATGTAAGGAGCCAGTGAAAGCTCTTTAGAAGTAAATTGAATAAAATTGATCGGGTCAACACCCACTTGTAGAACGGTAGCAGTCTGCTCCCAAATTGTTGAGCCATTGACAAGACCAGAGGAAATCGGAATGAGGTCGCCAGGATTAATTTCGGAAGGCTGATTGTAGTCATTCGCCCTTGTCAGAACCCAAGCGACGGAGCCTGAGCCGACTGTTGTTACGACATAAATTCCATTTTCGTAAGTGTTGGCTTGGTTTTTAACCAAAACGCGCGAATTTAGGGCTGGATTTATGCCATCTATTGAAATTGCAGCCAAGGAGCCTGCATTTGTCAGGGTTGCCCCGACGCCTGCTGCGCCGTTGGCGTAAGTAGCGTTGAGGTTATCTGTAGTCGCTACCCCTGTAGGATCTTTATAGCTGTTACCTCCACCGACATTCGTGAGGTCTAACTTTCCCGTGATTGGGTTGAATACAAAAGGCATGACTACTCCTGAAGGTTAAAAGTATGTTGCGCGATCATCCCAAGCGAAGAGGAATCCTTTCTTGCCTATGGGAAGTTGAACCCAGTCAACATGACCGTTTGCATCGTAGTGAAGTTTTTTAATCCACCAAATTTCTTCGGAAGTAGCTCCGTTAGCCACAGGACACCAACCGATATAAAGAGGGTTGCCGTCTGCATCGTTTTCAATTCTCTGCTCAAAAAAGTCCTCGTTTCCGATGGTCTGTCCTAGAGCGAAAATCTCACTAAACATGTTAGGAATTGCCATTATTGCCCCCATGATCTTCTCTGTAATTTTCAGGAGAAGAGTCGGTTTTGATGTCTTCAGGTACAGGCGTTGGAAGCTGTGTTTCTTCTTCCTCTAACCTAATTTGATCTTTTAAAACTTCTTTCTCTTTCATAACTTAACTATATCCTAAATTTATTTTGCAACAAACTCAAAAGGGCAATTGGTCAGGTGGATTATTTGGCATATCGGGCATTCCTTCCCAGTACGCCGAATTTCCCGCTTGATTTTGCGCAGGAGGGGTATTGGCTTGTGCAGGGTAACTTTGTCCGCCTTGAGGCTGATTGACGCGCTGCTGACCAAATACGGAGGCTCCATCGCCCATTGCCTTGCGGACGTGCGCTCGGATAAAGTTTTGCACGGCTTCGTGTTCGCTTCTGCTGTCAAGCATGAAGGCTTCAGTGTAACAGTCGCCACCTGCTCCACTGGGGTCTGGCACTTTGTAACTAGCAGCACCGCAGAAAAAACCAGAGCCGTCTTTGTTAGGAATGACCTTCCAACGAAGGATGAGTCTTCCCCACATTTTGATTGTAGCAATTCCAAGATGTTTTTCTCCCGGTGTTGGTTGATATCCTAGAAATTCATAAGGTTGCATTTAAATTTCCCCTTGCTTTTTTTATAGAGCCTATCCTAAATTCGCTGTTTCTTTTAATTCCCAAGGGCTTTTTATAACATAAAAACGCGCCTCGGGAAAACATTATTTTACTTTTTCAAGGTTAAAACGCCAGCCCTAATCAGCTCACAGACGATTGCGCCGTGATTCTGCCCGAATTTATCTTTCCATTCAGCTCGGGGCGTGTGTTCGATAACCGCTAAGTAAAACGCAAGATTTACGCCTTGCTGGCTTAGGATAGTCTCCTCTCCTAGTTCGTTCTGATACTTGAACGGCATCCCGAACCAAGAGGCAGCTACAAACTGGGCTGCATTTCCCTCATGAGTAGCAACAACACAAGGTACTTTGACGGAATACTCTTCTCCGTCGTAAAATTCAACAAATTTATAATCCATATTTTTCTCCTTAAATTCCTGCGTAGGTTTGACTTAACTCGTATAAATCCTGCACTTGATCTATGAAAAGATCATATGCAAGGGCTGTAGGGACTTCTTTATGAGTCCTTTCGCACATAACATATTTCTCCGTGATCTTAACGTGAAGCCAGCGGTTAGCGGAAGCAAAATCCTCTGCAAATTGCTTATTTTCGAGAGCCGAATTAGTGACAAGGCTCTGATTTTTTAGGGCGTGCCTAAAGAAGGCGGTTGCCCCTTTCTTGAAATGAACGCCTTTGGCTGCTTCATTTTTGGTGTGTTCTATGCAAGCTAAGAACCGCTTAGGGTTTTTAGCATAGTCGGTACGAACCATGACGAACAGGGTTTCATCTGAGGCGTCAGGCAAAAGCTGCCTAAGAGCTTCGTAGATAGGTTGCTGTTCTTTCTTGAGAGGGAACTTAGCAGATGAGGGCTTCACCGCCTTTCCATTGACTTCTTTTCCTTGTGAAAAGGGCAATGCCTCATCAGTGCCAGTCAATGCCTTGTTAGTAGATGGCTTAGTCTCTGGTTTAGTCATTGGTATTGCTTGGGCGGATTCGCCCGACCCTCGGGCAAATTTGCCCGACCCTTGGGCGGATTCGCCCGACCCCTCTGCTGGCTTTTTTTCCTCGGAAATTCCCCATTTCACTTCGTCTTCAAAAGCGTACCAGTTTGTCTTGTCGCCTTTCTGCTTATTGTAATTTCCGACCTTAAGGATTTTTAGCTTAATGAGCTTTTCAAGAAGGCGTCTTACTTGGTCAGAAGTTAAGAAAGGGAATTGGGCAGCAAGCTCAGCCCTTGTGCAGTAATTCCACGTCCTGCCGTCTTTAAAGTTTCGCTTCAGCCTCTTGTGATAAGAGATTACATTCACGAAAAATTGTACAAGCATTGCAAGGCTTGCGTCGCCAAGCTCAACAGCTAACTTGACTGGGAAGCAAATCATCTCATTGGCTTTACTCATAGTTGACCACCTTCCAAATATCTGGATAAGAGATCATCGGATAGGCATTCATAGCTAACGCGCTTGAATTTCTCATCGCTCCACCCAAGGAATTCTTGGAGCTTCTGGTCAATCTCATCAAACTGTCGTAAATGAAAAACAGCAGCTTCATAAGACATGAGGAAAATCTTAATCTCATCGCTTAGGTGTTTGGCGTAAATCAGCTTTCGCGGAACAGGTAAATGACCCTCATCGTATTGACGGGGCTTTGGATAAAATCGTGCATTGTTTGACATGTATACTCCATCCCAGCCAGATTTGATGGAGCCACAAGCGGAAATTGTAAACCACGCTTTTCACATTTGCAAAAATGTTGCAAAGACGTATAATGTCTAACGCATGAATGTGAAATTGTGATATAATTCGCATGTTGCTCCTCCCCCATCAGTGGCTGGGTAAACCGTAGTGGGGGTTTTGTTAAAAAGGGAGGTTTCGCTCCCTTATCCTAAACTGTCAGATTAGGATAAATTACATTGAGTTAAAATCCGGAAAGATCGAAAATTGAGACGTAAAAGGTCTCATTTTCGGTCTACCCTGATCGCTCAGGTGCGGTAAACCTCAAGTCTTGCAGCTTGAGGTTTTTTCGTCTCGTGACCCATCACAAGACAAAATAATTTTGCTCTTTCTCCTGATAAAAGAAAACATTTTTTATCTCATTCCTTTACGCCTGACGGAAAAAGCAGGTCACCGCGTAGAGGATAGAGATAATTTTCTTCTCTGATGCCTCGCGCTTTGAGCTGATCGCGTATTGGAGGGCAATTCATCGCCTGTTTAAAGGTTAGGACTTTCCCTTCCGTTCCGCTTATCCTATTCGCGTTTTGGTCGGTCGTCTCAGCGATATCAAAATCCCCGATACGAGCCTGCCATTTGGAATAGATATTCAGCAACACGGCGAAATTATTGGCGTTTCCACCCCACTGGGTGAGAAACTTACATTGGTTTTGTGGCGGTCTAGGCATAGCAGCTCCTTATTTTTTCTTCTTTCCCCCGAACATATCCATTGTCTTCGGGAAAGGACAGGTTTTTTCTAGCACTTCTCGTACCAAGTCGGAAAAATGATAACGCTTGCCAAGCTCTCTTGACTTCATCAAAACTTGCTTGGTCAAGTATTCATAATACTCTTTTTCGATAGAAAATGAACAAATAACCCGACCGTTATCTTTTTTCTTTTTTTTGTTGCGTGTACCCCAGTTTACCCATTTGCAATTGAACTTCTGGAAATTAGCCTTGGGGTCTAGCAGATCAATTCCTGTGCAACCTTCGGGCATCGGTCCCATATCATCCAAGAATTTTGCAAAGTCCTCTATCCAACTCGAACAGACTCGGACTCCTTTCGCTCCGTATTTGTTGAAGCCTGGCGCTTTTGGATTCACGCATACGCTCTTCATCCTCTTCCAGATTGAATACTCTTTTGTTTTCGTCCTGTTGTGACTCGTCATGTTTTCTCCTGTTATTGAAGTCAAATGTAAGCTGGTCGTCTTCCACTTCGTATTCTTTTAAGATCAGACCTCTTACCATCTTACTGATTGTCAAACCTCGCTCTTGGGCGATCTTGCTCATAAAAATAAAGTTTTCAAAAGGAATTGATAAAGCAATTTTTACGCTTTCATTCCCTTTCCATTCTAGGGCAATCGGAGTCTGCTCATTGTTTTTAGGGTTGAGCGGATGATTTTTTCTATGGACTACGCCGTGGCAAGAATCGCATAGCCAATAAACGAATAAGGGACGTCCATAGTCTACATGGTGAGCATCGAGTTGACCAGTGTTGTCGCATAGCTCGCAAATTTCAGGACGCTTTATTTTCCGTTCCTTTAGGGCGTCAGCAATCGCCTTTCTAGCTAGGTGCTTTTGCTTGTAGTCTATCAAGTCTCTTTGATGAATCTTGTGCTTAGTGGTTGGCATATAAACCCTTGCGATACCCAAAAAAGGTATTTTTATTTCAAAAATATTTCAACTTATCCCTAATGTGGGCTCTGTTGATAAGTGCTTTCGCGGTCGACCGCGATTAGTCGTGACCTGTGGGCTTACGGCTCCCCCAGTTACGAAGTAGACTTTTTTAGCGATGATAGAGTCTACCTTTAGCCCTGCTTTAATTTTCCAGATGGTCTTCCTTGTGCAACCGATCCTCGCCGCGAATTCGGTTGTCTCCATATTATTTTTGCGCAGCCAACGCTCTAATTCCATTTTCAATCCTCCTGTCTGTGGATTTTTCAGACGTTTCTAGGAGTATCTTAACATAATTTGGCTTTTCCGTAACTTTTTTTCTTTCATTAAATTGAACGATTTTGCATAATGTCATGTACAAGGCTCAAAAGGCATGAAAATGAAATTTAAGGTTAGGATGCGAAGGGTGGAAGTTAAAGAGTTTTACATAGAGAGTGAAAGTCTCAAAGCTGCATTGCGCACCGCTTCCGCCTGTGCTAAATATTTAGAAAATGAGGAGACGGTAGGCGTCTTCTATGAAATTGAATCCATAACATACGGAGGAAAAGATGATCGTAAACATGCACCAAAACCGCAGCGAACTAGAAGGAAGATACCCGGAACTGGATAAGCGGATGTGGCGATACGCCACAGAGGGAGTTAAAAATTACGGGAGCCACCCTGGCAGGACATCTCCCGTAATGGTCGAATTCCGCAAGATGATCTACCCTCTTCCATTGCTGTTTTTGAGTGGAGTCTTTACCGGAGTCGGAATAATGTTAGCCCTAAATTAAGAAAAACTCAACAGAAAGGTACACTATGGAGCTAGAAGAAATTAACAAAGCAGTGCATGAGGAATTAGATGTACCGCAGGCAATTCACCTGATTAGGGAGTTGCAAGCCATGATAACGCAGGATTTAGACAAGGCGGAAGCCGTAAAAGAAAAGACAGGAAAATATTCGATCGCTCCGCTTTACAGGGTGCGCCAGACTTTAGTCATTCTGGAAAAGCTGGGCTTGCGATATCGAAAACTTTCCATTGAACTTGAAAAGGAACTCAAGCAGGAAAAACAGAATGGAAAATGAGCCTGATAAGGACTCTATCATAACGCCTAGCGAACCCTCTTTTGCAAGAGGGTTTGTTAGCGGACTGGTACTCGTCGAAATCCTGATGGATGGCGGTATGAACCAAGATAGCTTCATGCTGGTGAAAGCTGTCATTGAACAACACAAACAAACAATACCAAAGGAGTTATGGTGTGAAATCAAAGGCGAAATCTCCCTCCACATGCTCAGTCAAATCTTTACCGAAGTCAAGCAAGCCGAATGTAAAGCAGCTTTACAAGGAAAAGACACAAGCCGAGAAAGTGGCGGTTTACAAGAAGCACAAGAAGGAAATCAAGCGGTGGATTAAACGAGTCGGTTGCGCTTGCGATCATTCGTATGAGCTTTACAAGGCTTGTTGCGGAAAGCAATACGATGAAGTGACCGCACTGCTTAAATTTTTCGAGCGCATGGAAGACGGAAACGTTCTTCTGCCTGCGTTTAATACGCTTGAGCCTAAAGACCAAAAAGAAATCTTAAAAACAGTAGAGGAAATGGAAGAATGTATAAAGACAGAAACGAAACGCACTTAGACTTTGAACGTAATTTTATCTATGGCGAACACGGCTTATTGCTGCTGCCCCATGCTAATGATTATGGAGTCGTAGAGCTTTTTATCACGGATAGAAGTCATTACCGAGTTTCAGCTCGCGGAATTCCTATTCGCTACAATCGCCATATCGGATCAGAAGTTTTTATTGGATACGATCCTCATAAAGGCGATGTAAACCCAAAATTCATTTGGGATAGAAAAGAAAAAATGTGGATCCTCTCAACTCATGGTTATGTGATCTTCCCTGAGATTGAGGTCAACACTCCGGAGAGACCATGAAAAAAAGAGATGGAAGGAACGGCAAGAGAGAAATGCACCGTGAAGAGATTCTGAAATTCCTAGAGGATTTAGATCTGAAAAAAAGGTCTAGTTTAGCTGAAATGCTAACCTCAAGCGATGAGAAACGATTCATTTTCAATAAGCGTTTCTGGGACGGCTGGACTTTCCAAAAGATCGGGCAAGAGATCGGCGTAACGGCTGTGGCTTGCGGTAAGACATTTTCAAGGCTTGTTGCCAAAATAGAAAAGCTCCGTTACCTAGAAGCTAAAAAAGAGGAATATCAAGAGACAGGCAAAAGGGACGAAATCGAAATATCCCTTCTCCCCTGCTCTATGAAATTCCTAAACGGCTCACAGGTCAAATACCTGCATGAGTTGACCGAATTAACAGGAAAAGAATATTCCGAAAAATATTCGCTTGGCAAAAAAACCTATCGTGAAGCGATTGACTGGCTTAGATTGTTCGGATTTGAATTTAAAAAACCCCTGTAGGCTTTGCACCTACAGGGTAAACCAAAGGAGATACTATGAAAAAAAACGAACCAGACCTAATACCCGATGGGTATCTTCGTGTCACAACTGTCTTGTCTCCCTTCGTGTCTTTCGACCACATTAGACCAGACGTGCTAGCTAACGCAGCCGACAGGGGAACTAGGGTACACAAGTTTTGTGAGGCCTACACGAAAGCCAGGATGCTACATGCCCATAATTTCGTTATAGACACGGCTGATGATGATTGCAAGCCCTATCTATCAAGTTTTGTTGCTTGGTATGAAAGTGTCGTGGACTGTGTTATTTACAATGAACTAAGACTCAACTGTCCTAAAATAAAAGTATCAGGACAGTTTGATTTACTTTGTAGATTAAAAGGAGATGATTCTCTTGTCATCATCGACTTTAAGACTCCTCAGCAATCCGCAATCAGTTGGCAGCTCCAGACGGCAGCCTACCGATATCTTTTGCGTTCAGTAAAAGGCGAAGAGGCTACAAGGCGCATATCGCTGATTCTGGACAAGGAAGGCGGTATGCCAAAAGTCTGCGAATACACAGACCACGATAAAGACGAGAAACTTTTCTTAAATGCCCTTGAACTTTATAGGTTTTTCCATGCGTGAGAAAAATGACCAAAAGGAACGTCTGTTCCACAAGAATATCGAAAAAACCCTCGAACTTACCGAGTGGATGTCCGACAAGGAGTTTTGCTCCTTTGTGGCTAACGTGGCTTTTATCGGGGCTTGTCGCTCCGATAAGACCAGAATTTGCTTCGGAGCAACAACCGAGTTGATGAAGGACTTGCTCAAAGATGAAGCGGAATTCAAGCGTCAAGCCGAAAAGATCAAAGGGATAGAATCTTGATTCAAGCCCTAGACCCTCTAGTCACAAACAGCAGTACAAGCCTTGTGTCTGTGTCTTTTTTTAAGCCTTGTTACTTTTTTTCTTGTGTTAAATTGGTAACATAGGGCAAAATATGTTTATCTCACCAAGGAGTAGAACATGTGTGGTCCATACTGGAGCCAATGGGACTCAAGCGATCTGGATAGCTGGCAAGGTAAAGACCTTGTGGAACACGACGAAGATGAAGACATCGACGTTGACCATGAAGAAAAGGATGAAGAAGAAGAAGACGAGGGCTGCCCTAAATGTGGTGGCGGTGGATGCAATTACTGCTTAATGCTGGAATGGTAAAGGGGGTTGAAATGAACCGAGGTGGATTTAGCTGGAAAAGGCTGCTGGGCTTCTCAGCAGCCAAATCAAGGGCGAGCCGTAGAATTGGAGTTCCGCTCACAAGGGGCGGACGCCTCGCAAAGGCTGGCAAAGCCTTTACTCGTAAAGGAAGCCTACTATCACTGATCATGGCATGGTTTTTAGATTAATAACAAGGGACAAAAAGGACAGATATGGATTTTGAAGCGTTAAATAAAGAGATGAAGAATAAAGAGTTGATGGCTGTACAGGCTGGCGGTCTTACCGTTGAGCAGGCAGCCGAGACTCTAAAGAAGAGCTTGAATCTAGCCCCCCTAATTGAGCAAGCGGAAGGATACCAAATCATTGATGAGGAATCGGCAAAGCAAGCGTTAAGCATGAGTCTGCAAGCTCGTAAGCTACGCAAGGCTTTAGACGAATCCAGATCGCAGATTATCCGCCCTCATTTAGATTTTCAAAGGGCTGTAAACAAAATTGTAAAGGATTATGAAACTAAACTTCAGGATATTGAGACTTCATTATCAGGAAAAATAAACAATTGGCTTGTCATAAGAAATGAGACATCCGATGAAAATGAAGTCGCCCCGATTGAGATAAAATCAATGGAAGTGGAAGACGGTTGCCTAAGCGTAAAAAAGACGTGGGTCTGGGAACTAGAGAACACTGACCAAGTGCCGAGGCAATTCCTTTGCCTAGACGAAAAGAAGATTGATGAAGCCGTAAAACAAGGGATTCGTAAAATCCCCGGAATTCAAATCTACGAGAAAGAATCAATGACGATGCGCGTAAAAAACTAAGGAGCCAATAATGAACGTACCAGCCACAAAACAAAATACCCAAGCCGTGCCACACAATACCAATTCAGTGTCACAGAAACTCTATTTCGCGATGCCTACGCAAGCGGAGATGCAGCAATTAATCGAATTCTGCAAAGTGATGGCGACTGCGCCGTTTTATCAAAAGCTCGGTCCAGGCGGAGTGATGGCAATCTACCTAACGGCTAAGGAATATGACCTGCCTTTGATGGCTTGCCTTAACGGTGGACTTCACACTTTTGACGGTAAGGTGACATTCAGCGCGATTATGATTGACGCGCTCATTTTAAAAGCAGGACACAAGACGGCTGTCTTACATTTAGATGAGCAACGCTGCGTGATTGAATTCACAAGAGGCGACAGAAGGAACGACCCCAATTACAAGCCTCTTGTGTATGAGTACAATCTCAAGATGGCGGAAAAGGCAGGCTACCTTCGCAAGAACAACTGGCAGACAAGCCCAAAGGACATGCTGTATTCCAGATGCTTGACTGGCGGAGGCAGAAAGCACACGCCCGAAGTATTCGTCGGGGTCTTGGTAACAGGCGAGCTTGTCGGGGACGATTCTGATTCTAACATTCAGCCGATCTTGCCTCCAGATATCGCAACTGCCAATTTGCCACCAATTCCTACCGAATCGGTAGCAAAAGAAGAGCCGAAGGCAATTGAGTTTGTTAAGGTGCTTGGCTTTGACGAATTTTGCGTCCAACACGGTTTAATGGGACAGACACGGAAAGCCGAGTATGTTCTTAAGCTGGCGGAAGCAACCAATAGCACAAGGGATAAGATCATTAATCACGCGGTCACACACCCTGATCGCTTCTTAGCAGCTTTTGAGCAATGGGATACGGACAACAAACCAGTTGCGAAGCCCCAGAAGCAACCAAAGCCGAAAAAAGAAGAGATTACGCAACCGCCTGTTGAGGTGATTCATTCGATGGATGAGCTAGTTGAGGCTCAACCAGAATTGATAAGCCAGTAGAAAGTAAATTAGGCAGACTTGGGGATCACCCAAGCTGCCCTAATACGTCCTGCGTTTATTTAGCCTAGGATAACGCAGGCGAAACCTTAGCTCTTCAGGGTGATCAATTCCCCTATCAGCTACCTTATCGCCGTGACCGCTAGGCATTTTTACTTTGCGTGCCATCGCTTTGCAGATGAGATTTACATCCAGCTGTACCTCGGATGTTGTATTCCGAAAAACACAATGGCATGAGTTGGATTTGCACCAACGACCTCACCGCTTACTGGCTTAACTAGTTTGACCATCCACTTTACGCGCTCTAACTGCTGAGCTACCACGCCGTTTACGGAGTCAAGTCTACCTTATAACCTGTTTCTTCCTCAATAACTTCCTCTACCGCTTGTTCGATAGGGTTGTCCTTTGGAAGCCACAAAAGGCTCATATAAGCAGCTAAAACCGCAACCGCGAGCAACATCACTTTGCCTTTATGCTCTTTAAGAGTCTTCCAATAAAGAGCAAAAAAGTCGCCGTTAAAATCGTCGCTCATAGGGCTGCCGCCGGAATAGAGACCGTCGGAGTGATTGAAGTGCTTGGCGTGTTGGTCGCTGTCTCATCGACAACATCCGTCGCTGTGCCTTCTGTATGAACCATTGTGATGGAGTAAGTGCAGCCTGTAAAGGAAAGCATAGCTACACTAAAAATGCAAAATAAGCAAAGTACGCTCAAAATTCTCATTCTTTTCTCGTCCTCTTTTTTCAAAAAAGGATACTTATGTCGCAAATATTCTTCCTTTCGCAATCTTCTTACCTCTTGCTCTAGCCAAGAATTGTCCAGCATAAGAACCCCCTTTTAGGTTGTTGTTCTTAATTTGGACTATCCTCCAAATCTTTTTTAGAAGGAAGTAATTTTTGCTCGGAAGAGAGTGACTCAAGACGCTGAATTTGATTTTCTTGCTTATTAACAAGCTCCTGCACCTGACCCATAACAGCTACAAAGTTTTCACCGAGCTGCATAAAGGCATTACGCTGCTGCTCTACAGCTTGTTGTAAGCCTTCGAGTCTCATTTGCTGGTGATTATTTTGAATCATCAAGCGTTTGGGGATGCAATCCTTGATCATTTTCTGTTCTCCTGTCTTGCCTTCAATCCAACAAGACTCGGAATAGTTGGGGCATTCCCTGTCAGAATTACAGAATCCAGTCTTAACAAAAGGACATTCTGCCCCGCAGTTTGTGTTATCCATTAACCCTTCCTGCAAACGATACCGACGGCAGCCAGCGGACGCCATGTGTCGCCGTGGTTGTGTCCTTGTCCCCCACCAGCAGCTTGGGTCGGCCATATGTAATCTGGACTTGAATCTCCAGGCTGATAGCCTCTAACTTTGTTTCCAGAAGCCTCTTGCGCACCTCTACCTCTCACGTTGTGAGTGTGAGCAGGAATTTCATTAACGGTTAAGACGTGACTAGTCTGCATCCAACCGCCGTTTGCGCCAGAGCCTGGGTTTACATAGACCGAACCCCCTTGAACCGCTAGCAAGCAGTCAGAAAGACCCGGAATGATTGCCCATCCTGATGGAGCCACAGCTTGATAAAACCAAGATGTCACCCCTGTCACAAATCCTACGTTCGAGAAAAGCGTCTTGAAAGTGGAAGAGCCACGACCGACGATCATCAAGTCAGAAGCGACAGGCGTGCTAGCCATGTTAGTAAAGGCGGAAACGTCGATCTCTCTTAACTGAGTGATCGTAGCCTTTTTATCCTGCAAGCCATCCTTGATGATTGCATAAGCACCCCCATTAAGCGGACTAGACGCTGAAGGAAGGTTTTGAATTTGAATATTAGCCATCTAATCCTCCTTAAGGGATAACTTTAGTTTGACCCCAGACTATGATATTTGCAGCCGATCCGCCAGAAATAGGTTGATCGCCTGCTATATTTCCTGCGCCAAGCGTTAAAACGTTATTGTTTACCACGGTTAAGGCAGGAGCATTGCCAACTCCCTTGTACCCGATAGCAAAAATGTAATTCGCAGGCGTATTTTTATCCACGGCATAAAGCGTAATCAATGCGGTGTCGGTGACGAAAAGTCCAGCTCCATTCCCATCGGTGACAACCGCTTGCTCCTCTTGCTGCTTAAACCATTCAATCCATTGATAAGCCAAGCGCGCTAGCCAGTTAAACCAGTTGCGAGGCGGAAATTCAAGCCTTGCCCATCCTTCCAGTTTTTTCTCTGGAGGAGGCTCAAGCACGTTATTCTGACCAGATACAGGATCAACGACATTGTTGACCGCCCATTCAGGGACTTCGGTTGGTTTTGTAGCCATAAATTCTCCTTTTAACTTCCATTGTACATGATGACTTCCGCAAGTTGACCTGCTCCTGTATTGTCAAAAGCATAGACTATAGGCGTTGTAGGGTAGTTAGTCCAAATCGCCTCTGCGAATCCTCCACCAGTCTCTGGGTTTTCGGTCTGACCTGTGTTTACCTCTAAAATATCAAGCGTGTCCACTTCTACATTAAATTCGTCAAAAGGCGTATTCTCGTCTGGAACGACCGCTAAAAGACCGAAGACAGGATCGCCACTGAATGAGAAGGGCTTTGTTCCGTAAGTTGCGGTGATCGGAGTGTATTGAACAGCCGCAGGGCTGACTGATTGAATCGCTGTGACCAATGAGGAAGGCGGATTTGGAAAGGTTAAGCCATCGGTTGACATCTGAAAAGCAGCAGGATAATACTCGTGATACCAGATCTTAGTCGCGTCTGTCAAAAAGGCTAAAACTCGAATTACTTCCTCTGGCGTCGCGTTTGAATTATTGATGAAAATCTGGAATCTCAACCGCTCCCTGTAGCTTGTGTCGCTCTCATCAGGGTCTCGCGCTAGACCTAAAATCTCACCCAGTCCATCCAATTGAACTCCATAAGCCGTATCCAGCCAACGGAATTCTTGCAGCGTCATATCGACGTTATCAGCATCCTGCATGGACTCTACAAAAACCTTGATCAACTTCTGGAATTTTGTCAGCGTTCCTTCGGGATCTTCCTCTCTAAACTGGCTTGCGAGAAGGGAAATCGCCCTTTGAAAATGATTCGTGATTAATACCATACCCCTCCAAAACAATGTGTAGACCATTTTCCTGACGTTAGGAATATGATCCACGGATATGCTACGACCATTTTGTTGATGTCAACGAAATGATCTACAAGGCGTGTAGAGCATTTCGAGGAGTTGCT